GCCGTCAGCTTCTGTCTCAACTCCAACAAACCTTAGACCTCTAGGGCCGCCAAGTTTGCTGTTGACATAGTCGATAGCGTCTGGGTCATCACCAATGAACTCGCCGATATCGCTGCTGACGTCTTCAAATGTGGGACCGCCGCCTCTACTGTCGGTGCTCACATATTCCATTGAACCGTCAGGCTTAACGCGAACACCAAATGATCCGTTAATTTCATCACCGTCTTCATTGATGAAGTCGTGATCAAACTCGTAGTACTTTGAACCGTCAGCTTCTGTTCTAACGCCAACAAACGTTAGACCGCCTGGGCCATCCGATGCTGGGGGCTCGCCTGGGCCTGCCGTGGGAGGCTCGCCTGGTCCGCCTGTCGGGGGCTCAGTTGGCGCGGGTCTTTCACCGGGTCGACGGCCTGTTCTTTCATAGAATTCTTCGTCGGTTTCACCAAACTTCTGGACAGGGCCAGTAACTTCCGGACGAGGTGTCGGGAACTCGTCAGTCGGCGTAGGCTCGGCAGTGGCTCCGAGTCTGGCTAGCCTTTCCTCGAGAAGAACCTCTCTCTTAAGCGGATTTGCGTCGCCTAGGTCCTTTAGCTCACGATCTATCTGCGCGTTGGTAAGACCCTTAGCCTCTTTTTTATACTTGTCCTTCTTCTCCTCTAACGACAGGGGAGTGTAGTTAGCTGGCGGAGGAGAGATCGGCCTCATACCGTCTCTGTCGCTCCATGGGCCGATGTACACCGTTTCGGTACCGACTGCAGGGTACCCTACTGGTCTTACTTCCCAGTTGTCTGGGTCGCTTATTCTCTCATTGATGAGATCCTCGCGCTCGGCCTGCCTCTCGGCGTCTCTCTTCGCCTTCTTGAGTTGTCTTTCAAGTTCTCTTTTTTGTTCCTCCCTAAACTTATCGAGTTCCGGAGTGAAGTCTGGTCTCTTAGGCGCAATACCAGGTATGGGGGCTCCTGGGCGAGGTTGGATGGGAGTGTATAGCTCATCTAAAATTGATCTAGACTCTTCAGGCTTTGTGCCGGGAAGGCCTGTTCTTTTCTCAAATTCTTCGTTGGTTTCGTCAAACATCTGGCGAGGTTTGCCAGTAATTAAATCGAACGGAAGATCGGAACCGATGGCTCGCTCTCCAACGCTAGGAACTAACCCTGGGCGCGGGCCTTCTGTGGGAGACTCCATCTTCTCGACGGTGTACGTGCGCTTATCGTTCGCGTCCTTGTCGAAACCGTAGACGTTGGTCATGCCGGTCTTGGGATTTAGCCACATGCCTTCAGGCTTGAGCGTGCGCTCCTTGCCGTTGTACATGAACGAGATATCTTCGCCGGCGTCGATCGCCTTTTGAACGTCGTCTACACTGGGCTTTCTAAGTTCAGGAGTTTCACCTAGCGCCTTGTCTGCTTCCTTGAGACGCTTCTTCGCTTGTTTTTCGCTTTCTACTCTTTCTCTTTCTTCGCGCGCCGTTCTTTCCTTAAGAGTCTCGTACTTATACGGCTCCTTGACGACCTTGTCGCGCTTAGGATCCCACGCAGTCGAGTGCTCTCTGATCTTGCCGTCTTCTCCACGGACCACGATACGCACTTGATCGTCGTCGTTGACGTAGACATCTACGACTTCGTATTCTTCTCCGTACGAGTTTTTATAGCGTCCGCCAGGTCTCCGTGGGCCGATAATCTTTTCTTGCCACGGCTTGAGCTTCTTCCGCCCTTTAGGGAGTCGCACTCCGTCGACGACGTTTTCATCTTCGCCGCTCATTAACGGAGCGTCCTCGCGCAGACGAGGCTTCATCGCGTCTTCAGCGATTTTCTTAATTCTTTGCTCTAGATCAGAACCAGCAGGCTTGGGCGCCTTCTTCTCTTCTTCGGCGCGGTCGAACTCGGCGATCTTCTTGAGGTACTCGGGCTGGTCTTTGTCGATCGCCTTTTGAATGTCGCCCCACGAACTCCCGCGTGCGACGTACTCGTTGTCGAGACCTCTGCGTAGAGTGAGTTCGCGCTTGGTCGGCTTTCCAAAGAGAGTGCCCTCTAGATCTTCTTGAACGGTGTACCCCGTCTCTTCGTTTGTCCACTCGAGACGGCTAGGCTCACCGCCCGTCGTGCCTGTAACCTGTCGCGCCCAACCGCTGGGGGCGTCCATGCGCGTCGCGATCAGATCGTCCGAATCAGCGAACACGTCATCCGTGCCGACATACACGTCAACGTCGGGAAGATCCTTGACAGCCTCTTCGGAAAGAATAGCAGCAACAGACTCACCCTTGCCGGCGGGCATGGTGTACACACCGTTCGGGAGGTGCTTATTTCCGCGCACCTCGATCTCGACGCCATCATCGCCGGACTGGCCAACGACGCGTCCAGAAACGGCCTTAAACATTCCGTTGGGAAGACGAAGGTTGAAGCTCCAGCCGCCGCCCATAAACGCGAAGCGACCGCGGCGGTCACGACGCTGCATCTGAGCACGAAGACGACGAGCGGCACTCGAGTTCTTACCTACAAGAAAGCTCGCGGTGATCGCGGCAGGCTGCGCTTCGTCGATCAAGACATAGCTTGGCGCCTTACCAAATCCAACGATCGAAAGACGAGTAAACGCGTGAGTTCGCTCGATCGAACCAGGTCGTGCCGCGTGAGCGGACGCGACGAGTGAACGAACCGAGTCGTCGATCATCGGGTCGGCAGCGATCCAGCGAGCCTGTGCGTGCAAAAACGCCGAGGCGGTCATCGCGTGAGCGCGTGTCGACGCTGGGTGGCCAACGGGTAGAAGATCAGAGTTCGACAGAGACTGTGGCGTCTGCTTATTCTTTGTCGCTAGGGCGACGAACGCATTGACGGCGCGAATGGCAGAGAAGTAACGTACGTTAGCCGAGTACGAAAGAGTGTTTGCAAGATCACGGTTCGCGACGGTGATCGCCGATGCGACGGACACCCTGCGCTCCGGTTGTACCTTTTCGTTTGACTTTCTAACCGAGGTCAGGATGTCTGAACGAAGCTTCGCTCCGTAAAGGTGAATAAACTGACTCTTCGCGGCAGCTCTTTTATTACTTCTCATAGAACCCATGGCATCAATCTACTTTGTTCTCGTGGGGAAGAAGGTCGCAATCTCTACTTGAGTAAAGATTTATCGCAAGTTCTTTTGCTCTCTCAAACGGATTTTCATTCGCTGTGTCAGCCCGTCTCCACGAAGCGCGTAGAGCAGGAATGATGTCATAACTAAGATCTGAATACTCGGCAAGTGCAACAATAGCATCTTCTGAGCTATTGTATTCATTTTCTTCTTTCAAGACAACTGTTAGACTGTCTTGAATGTGAGCCGCGGCCGTGATCGTGCTCGTTGACAGCGACTTCGGATGACCCTTAGGCAACAGATCGTTGTCTTGAACGTACTTCGGATTCGACGGCGAGCCTGATCTCAAAAGCTTGAGATACGCGTTGACGCGCGCCATCGCCCACTGATCTCTGGTCTTGCCAGGACGGTGCGAACTCGAGTATGCTCCAGCACCGCGACGATACACGGCCTTCAACTGACCCATCGTCGCTTTTCTGCCTTCCTTCGCGGTCTTGTTGTGCTCGGTGACCTTGTTGCGAAGAGCGGTTTCGGTCTTGGCGCTAAACTTGATCTTCTTACCACCGGCGGCAGAACCCTTAGGGTTTCTCTTTGAACCGTAGATTCTGTCCTTCTTCGGCGCGCGTCTCGACGCGGCGGCGAGAATAAAACCGGCATCGTCGTCATCGTAGTAGCACTCGTCGCACTCGCAGTTGTCGTCACAGCCGCACTTGCCTACAACGCACGAGCAGATGCCGTCGATGCAGTTCGGGCACCAGCTACTCGGCATGGACATGATCTCTGTTTCGACGACAGGCTGCACCATAACGGGAGCGGTAGCTCTCGCTTCAACAAACGGCGCAGCCTCAGATTTTCCCGGCATCGCTGGCTCTTCTGGAGCCATGAATGCTTTAAGCTGCCAGCTCCACTTTTCATGCACGTCAATTCTGCTGGCGATGAAGTCTGCGATACCCTGCTGGTTGCTCGCTGAGGCAAGAGAGAACGAAGTGTACAGACAGGCGATCGCCTCGTCGTTCGCTACGAAAAGATCGGCGACCATCGCCTGTGAGCTACCACCAACCTCGGCATCAGCGATCGTCGTCATCGACGCAAACTCTCCAAGACGATACGGAGCGTTCACTCCAAGCTTACGCATGTTCTCGGCAAGCGGATCGATCGACCCGTACACGTCGGCGTAGATCTCGCCGAAGAAATCGTGAAACTGTCCGAAGTCAGGTCCAACCACGTTCCAGTGATGCCCCTGTGCCTTCAGTGACATAACAACTGCGTTCGAGAGACACGCGGCGAGCGAGCTCACGAGTTCTGCGGCGTTTGTTCCATGTCTCATTGTGGTGCTCCTTCTGCGGGCGCCTCTGCTGGCGCCGTAGACTTGCCTTTCATCAGATCAGCGAGTGACGGACCCTGCGCCTCTGGTTGAGGCGCGGGCGCGGGCGGTTCGCCTGGTGCCGCAGCGGGTGCGCCGGGTTGCCCACCCATCAAAAGATTCTGTAGCTCCGGCGGAACGGGCGCGGGACTCGCAGCCTGCTGCGCCTCTCGTGCCGCCGAGATCACGTCAGGGGCGACCGCGTTGAGAATCGCCTCGGTCAACTCAGGAGTGATGACACCCTTTTCGAAGACAAGACGCAGCGCGACCTCGTCGGCGGTAGGTGCATCGGCATCACTGAAGCCGTGCGCCTTTCTCCACGTTCCGTATGACACGGCCATCTTCTCGAAACCAGAGTCCGCATCGACGGCGCGGTCGTTACGTGTCGCGACCTGGCTTGGGTCGAACCAGATAACAACCTTCTCGACCTCGCTGGGTTGAAAACCAGCGGCGAGCAGATACGGACGCAGATACACGACGGTCAACGCATCGGCGATCAACAACATCAACGGCTCGATGTGCGCCTTGTACAGCGCCTCGTCGATCTGAAGAGCGTTGCTATACTTCACGTTCGCGAGACCGGTGACGATATCCTTCGGTACGTCGAGACCCTGAAGGATACGCTCGAGTACGCGGTCGGCGCGCTGCGCGAGCGCGGGGTCGAAGCTGCGCTCAAACTTGAACTGCTTGATCTTGTCGCCAAGTTCAGCGGGTCCACGAATAATCAACGGTACGACGGCGCTTGCGCTGTCTTCGTCACGGATCGGTGTCGTCATCGCGTCGATGAGCTGATCCTCAAACTCGTCGCCGGACTCCTCGGGAGTGAACCCAGGCTCAAGATCGGTGGCGTCGTCGTAGGGATAGTCGGGATCAGGCGACGCGGCGACGCTAAGACCGTCGGGCAGATACAGGGCGCCGGCGTTGAGACGCGAGCGCGCCGTTGCACGGAACGTTCTGTTCAACAGAAGAAGTTCAGCGCACAGATCGAGCAGACCGCGAAGTGACGAATCGGCCTCCTCGGAGAAGCGCGGGTGTGCTCTCCAGATACGACCAACAAACGCCGTGCCGGGCAGAGGAATGATTCCCTTTGCGTATCCGCCGGTGGGATTTCCAACCGTGAGAAGATCGCGGCGAGGAGCGATTCCGTAGTTGTTGCGCTGGTCAACCTGAACTTCGTCGATGGAACGAATGTCCCACGACTCGGGAAGACCAGAGCCGACGCGCTCGGGCATCTGAACGAGATAGCACTCGCCGGCGACGCTGATGTTCAGTGCGGCGTCGCGAAGCAGACCAGCCTGTCCGCCGTACGCCGAGTCGAGACGAGCCAGCGCGCGCTCTGCCGCGTGGGCGACTCTCTGGTCGATCTTGGAGCTGTCACGAACTGAAACGGGAGTCTCGGCAGGGTTGTCAACGACGGCTGCATACAGACGAATTCTTGAGACAACGGACGCAACGAGGTTAAAGGCGTACTTAACCTCACCGATGGCGTCGTAGTATTCCCACGCCTCGCTCTGCCACGCGCTCGAGTATGAGTGACGGCGGGTTCTAAAGTGTTCAGCCTCTCCCTTGTCGTTGAGGCGAACCTGTGCGGCAGCGGCGGTCAACGTACGCGTCGCGGCGTACGGAGCAGACTGCGCATAGGAGTACCCGGGAGGTAAAGGAACGAGGCCCGTCAATGGAGCGGAAGACGGTGACTGAGGTCTACGTCTAGAAGTTACCGGTTCTCGGCGAAATACGCCCACTGTTTCTCCTCGTCTTTAAACGGAGCTCATTAAGATCTTACCGCCTGTAAAACGGCATGATTTCGTTGAAATCGTTGAAATTATTGAGCGCGGTCTACTACAAAACCTGCGACGCATGAAAGCGCGAATATCGAGCAAACAAACAGCGTAGGTCCCTGTGTTATTCTATACATACTCATAACCAGTGTTGCGGCATAAACGCTCGAGCACCAGTTACATGTGATGAGATATCCGTACATCGATTTCTCGGGAGGAAATCGCGCCCAGAACTTCTCACGCAGAGGCGAGAAGATCGTGTCCGTCGTGATGAACCGCGTGATCCGAACCGTCGCGAGGGCGAGGATCAAAAAGTCAATGACGTTGAAGTTGTGCATCTTTTACCTTTACTCTCATTCAACAGGGTCGTTTGTTGAATAGACCGTATTGTACGGATTCCAGCCGCGCAGACGCGAGCCACAGCCGCAGTTCGCGTCCTTCTCCATGATCACTACCTTACCCGTCACCGTCTTGAGACAGGTCACTCCTCGGGTCGGCTTCGGGTTGTCGGGGCGCAGCGACTCACGAACGTACTTCTCGCGAAAGATCAGCATCGGCCCCTTATCTGAGTCGGCGGCGATCATGATCGTCTCCTCGGTCAAAATGACCCGGACGGCGTCGACAAGACGCGAGCCGACCAGGCGGGTGTGAGGAGTAAGCGTGCCGCTCTCGTATTGTTCATCCGTGACGTTTTCTCCAACGCACACGCGGACCCGAGCGGGAAACAGATCATAGATCACCTTCATGGCTACGGTCGCACCCTTCTTTCCATGGCCTTATATGTGACACCCGCCGCGGCGGCGAGCTCGCGTATCGAGACACCGCGCTCGTACTCGGCGCGGCAGATCTGTGTGAGCTCATCGTTCGCCAGAGCGTACGGTGACGTAGGAGCAGTCCGAGAACGGTGACGCCGAGCAAGAGGAGCGAGATGTGCGATTTTCCGCGCGGCGGTAACGGATAGGTCAGGTGAGCGAGGGTCGAAGAAGCGACGCTCCGCGCGGGGCTTAGGAGAAGGAGCGGAGGAGTGAGAAGGAGCGGAGGGACGGAGGAGAGGCGAGGGTGGAGGAGGGAGAGGGGGAGGGGGAGGGTAGGGAGGGTGCAAATCTTCAGCCGTGGTTATTGGTGAAGAAGAGGAAGAGGAAGGAGAGGAAGGGAGGGGAGATGAGATCCAAGAGCGTACCGTGGATCGAGGGCGGGGCGGGTCCATGGCCTCGCCGATCGCCGCGAGGGACCAACCTTGAGCGTACAGGTCACGGGCATAGGCGCGCAACCACACACCGTTGAGGGTGCGCAGCACGGCACGCTCTTCATCGGGGAGCTCTCTCTTCTCTCTCGGCACTCTCTTATTGTATCATCGCCGCGGCGGAAAGAAGTGTACATTTGTACGTTAAAGGTTCACTCTTCAAAATTTTCTGCGGGGAATTTGAAGAAGGGGGAGACGTTGTACACTATTTCTGCTTTGTACATTAACATTAGTGGCTTGGGCGTGAGAGAGTGTAGTCGGATATTTCTGAGGGTCGCGCAGATGTCTCCAGCCCTCGTTGCCTTCCCGGCAAGGGTCGAAGGTCGGGCAAGGCAGGTCCGTGTGGCGGCGGCTCTCAGAGGCGGTCGTGGCGGCCAGCGGCGGTCGTGTGGTCGGGCAGGCAGGCAGGGGCAGGTGGGGCAGGTCGAGGCTGATGGTCAGGGTCAGGGTCAGGGTCAGGCTGGTGGTCAGGCAGGCCAGGGTCGAGGCCTGTGAAGGCCTAGGAGGGCAGGCAGGCCCTGGCTATGGTGGTCAGGCAGGGTCAGGCAGGGCCATGGCCTTGGAGGCGGCCTAGGCGGCCAGTGCCAGGGCGGGCCAGGGTCATGAAGGTGCGATGGGGGGGGGGGGGCAAACCTGAAGGCCGGCCAGGGCCATGGCTATGGCGGCCCCAAAGGCCTACCCGCATGGCCTAATGGCGGTTCCTGCTCGGCGGCCTGGTGGAGGCCCTGTGGAGGCCCTGTGGGGCCCTGTGGAGGCCGGGCGGGCCCGGTCGGCTGGCTGCAGGCAGGCTATGGCGGCCAGGGCGGCCGTGGCGGCCTGCTGGGCCTGCCTGGAGGCCGGCCAGGGCCGGGCAGGCGGCCTGCCCAGGTAGGCAGGCGGGCCAGGGCGGGGGCGGGGGCAGGCCAGGCCATGGCCAGGGCCAGGGGGGAGGCCTCCGGGTCCACCGCGCCCCTGGTAGGGCGGCCAGTGCCACCGCGCCTACACGCGTAGGGGCCAGGGCGGCCAGGGTGGCCTGCCCGCAGGCGGCCCATGGCCATGGCGGCAAGGGCAGGCAGGGCGGTCGGCCAGGGCCACGGCCAGGGCGGGGGCCAGGCGGCCTGGGCGGCCTACCATGGCGGCCAGCCAGGGCCAGGTAGGCCTGCCCGTATGGGCGGCCAGGGCCAGCCAGGGTGGGGCCAGCCATGGCCACGGTCAGGCAGGGCCAGGGCCAGGCGGCCAGGCCAGGCCAGGCCAGGGCGGCCATGGCCAGCCAGGGCCAGCCAGAGCCAGGGCCAAGGCGGCCTGGGAGGCCTGCCCGTATGGCCTCGGCGGCCAGGGCCAGGGCCAGCCAGGGCCAAGGCCAGCCAGGGCCAGGGCCAGGGCCAGGGCGGGCCAGGGCGGGCCAGGGTCGGGGCGGGCCAGGGTCGGGGCCATGGCCAGGGCCAGCCAGGGCCAGGGCCAGGGCCAGCCAGGGGTCGGGGCCAGGGCGGGCCAGGGCGGGCCAGGGCGGGGGCAGGCTGAGGCGGCCAGCCAGGGCCACGGCCAGGGTCGGGGCCAGGGCCCAGCCAGGGCGGCCTGGGAGGGGGCCATGGCCAGGGCCAGGGCCAGGCCAGCCATGGGGGCCTCCAAGGCAGGCAGGCAGGCAGGCAGGCAGGCAGGCAGGCAGGGGCCAGGGCCAGGGCTCTGTGATCACCGCGCCCTGGCAAGCCGGCTATAGTCACCGCGCCTATACGTGCGAGGGCAGGGCCGACCTGCCAAGGCCTGCGCGTGTGGCAGGGCAGGCAGGCAGGGCAGGCAGGGCAGGCAGGGCAGGCAGGGCAGGCAGGTAGGCGGCGGCCAGTGTCGGTCGGTCGGTCGGGGCCTGCCTGTATGGGCAGGCAGGGCTGTCAGGCAGGGCTGTCAGGCAGGCAGGCAGGAAGGCAGGTGCACAGGCATGGCCATGGTGGGCTATGGCCATGGTAGGGCAAGGCCATGGTAGGGCAAGGCCATGGCAGGCAGGCAGGCAGGCAGGCAGGCGGTCACAGAGGCCTGCCCGCATGATCGAGGCGGCCATTGACCACGGTAGTGGGCGGGCAGGCCAGGCGGCCACGGTCGGGCATGGCCATGGCAGTGGGCGGCCATGGTCGGGCAGGGCAATGGCCAAGGCGGGCCAGGGCCATGGCAGGTAGGCAGGGCCAGGGCCAGGCCAGGGCGTGGAGGCTGTGGAGGCCTGCCCGCATGAACCACAGGCAGGCAACGGCCATGGCCATGGCAGTCGGGCCATGGAGGCCAGGGCCAAGGCCAGGGTGTGGTCCGGGGTGGCCCTGGCATGGTAGGCAGGGTGGCCATGGCAGGATCGTGGTCAGGTGGCCAGAGCGTCGTGGCTCACCGCGCCTAGGGTCGTGTGGTCCACCGCGCCTGGGCGCATTCCCCCTGATCAGAAGGAAGTTTGTGAAATAATGAAGAAAGGCTGTACATTCTGACATCGTTGATGTTATAATGAATCTGTCAGCCACGGTGGCTGGCAAGGACGAAAGGACAGAACAATGATCGGACTGGCAGTCAAGGTGGCCAAGAGCAAGACAGCTCGAAAGGTCGCGAAGGCAGCGGCGAAGAAGGCGGCTGAGCACGTCGAGGTCAAGCGGGTCGGGACCGACGTCGAGGTGACGGTTGCTGGTCGCCGGTTTTCGGCCAAGGAAATGATCGAGGCGGCAAAGGATCGTCGCGGTCGGTGACGATGGCGACCAGCGGGTGGCCCTGCTAGGGGCCACCCGCTAAGGGTCAGGCGGTGACGGTCACGTTGGCGTCGTCGTGGAACAGGGCCTCGAGTGTAGCCATGTCGACGAGGCCTGTAGCCTCAAGTCCTTCGGCGGCCTGAAATGCAGTGACCGCAATAACTGTCAGGTCGCCGTACCAGCCGTCCTTGTCGGACGCGGCGTCGTGGTATCCGAGTTCGGCGAGGCGTCGCTGAAGGTGGTGGACGGACAGTGACTTGCGGGCGAACATGTTCTTGACGACGCAGGCTGCCAACGAAACGTTGTCGCGTTCGTTGCCACTGACCACCGCACCTAGTGGCGACGGTGCACGGCCGGCTTTCTTAGCCTTCGACGGCGCGGTAGGCTGTTCCACTGGTGGTGCTGGTTCGACCGCAACTGGAGCTGTCTCAGGTACCACATCTGCAACTGCCTCGGGCTCGTGTTCGGTGTGTTCGGTATTCATTGGGCTATCCTGTTCTGTTGGTTGATTCAACGGGGCGAGAAGATCTTACCACCACCGCGACCATTGCCACCATTGCCACCGCGGAACGGAGGCAACTTGCGTGACCCCATCGACCGCGCAGTGATCTGCCCGCCGACAAATCCCGGCGGTGGTTTGATCAGCAGTGCGGTCAGCGCGTGAACAAGGGCGTCTACACGGTCGGGCGACTTACCCTCGCCCGGGATCCACGAGATCATCTGTGACTCGAGGTCTGGTAGGTAGTTGAGGTGATGGACTCGGTTCTGTTCGTAGGCGAGCGTGATGGGTTCAGCCCGCAAGGCCTTGCCATGCTTCGAGTGAACCTCAAGGACCTTGACCGACGGGTCGATGGCGTTGATCGCGTTGCGCACGAGCGCGCCGCCTTGGTTGACTTCAGCAACGACAGGGCACGAATACTTCCGCGCCATCGACACTACGGCGTTGGCCCAAACTTCAGGCGAACCATGTACGGTCGCGTCCTCGAGAACCCAGGAGTGACGTTTGTATAGGTCGCGGTCGCCTGTCGAAGCGCAGACGACGATACCGCACTCGTCGCGAGGGTTCTCTGCTACTGATGGGTCAACTCCGACGACCCTAAGTGGCGCGCCGTGAGGGAATCCGGTTTCACGGCTTCTGGCGATGAGTTCTTCGTTCCACAGCGCGCCTTCAGCGTCCTCGAGCATCTCACCGTACAATTCCTGCGACGCCAACCGCGTCCCAGCGTACACGCCAGTGATCGCCTCAAGATAGGTCGACGAGAGGTTGCCCGCATTGTCAAGTGTTGAACCGCGTGACACGACGACACGGCCGGTCTTCGCCTCACTGAGCAGCGCGTATAGCATGGGGACCCGCTTGGGTGTCGTGGTCGCGATGATCTGCGGAGCGTTTCCAAGACGGCAGGCAACGCGAAGGTTGTCCCACGACGTCATTCCCGCGGCGTCAGGTGACTGCCTCCACGCCGCAACCTCGTCTGCCCAAGCGTAGTGAAACTGAGGACCGCGTAGACCGTCTGGTTCATCGGCGGTGAAGCACGTTGCCGTATTGCCGTTCGGCCAGGTCAGTCTTCTCTTTGACGGTTCGTAGAGTGGTCGTTCAGACGGCGGCGAAACGCTGATGATGCCTGACTCGCCCTCGACGATGACGTCACGGACGTCCGCGGCTGTACGGGCGACTAGGGCGAACCGCAGTTGCCCCTGTGAAGTGTCCTTCGCCTTCTCGCGAACCCACTCGGCTGCTGATCTAGTCTTTCCCGCACCTCTTCCCGCCATGTATAGCCAGATCGACCAGTCGTTCCCCGGTGGGGGCATCTGCTCTGGTCGTGCCCACGCCTTCCAGTCCCAGACGAGTTGTTCCATGTCGACGTCGCGGAGAACCGCATCACGTTCAACCTCCGACAGCATCGCGAGGTGTTCCATCATGCTCTTTCCCATGACGGTAATAATACACGGTGTCTAGGAGATGGGTCGCATGACCACTGACTCTGACCAGTGGGTCATCAGACACTGAGTGCGCCCGCACCATTCGTCTGAACCTGAGCAACCGCAGGAGCAGACGGCGGCGTCGTTGGTCGGACCACACACGCTGACGTTCGACGCGTCTTGATAGCGAAAAAACCAAGACGAGGAGTCAGTCGTCGTCGTGAGCTGTTCCGTATCTTCGCTTTTCATCCCGCAATGGTATCTTGTAGATGACGTCTATTCCAAGCGTCGTGATCGAGTACTTTCCAGCCGCGTCGACGGTCACCATTCCATGTTTCCGCAGATGTTCAAGGTACGACTTGCGGTTCGCTGTCGAAAGAAGTTTCGGACTGACGTGGGTCAGTTCATCGAGACTCATCGGCCTCCGCATGACCTTGAGTATTTCAAGGGCGGTGTGCGATCCGCCACCGCTACGAACCTTCCTAGCGACGTCCGCTACAGAAGTCAGTTTCGCCATTTGTTTGTCTTTCTCTTGCCTCTGTACTTGATCGCTACCGTGTAGTTCCACGAGTCTTCACCTGGGTTTGCCGGTGCTTCCCACACCGCGTCCCAGTGATCGTCGGCGCAGAGACCAGCGATGCCGATGGGCTTCTTACGCCGATGCGACGATCGAATGTCACAGGCCAGCGACTGTGCTGTCCTCTTCGTGTATCGACGAGGGACAACCGTCCACATCCCACTCATCTTCGCCGCGTCAAACGTCCGCACCCAAAACGTCGAAGTCTTCGGTCTATTTCTCATTACAACCACCAATCCTCCTCGCTGCTTTCTGGGTCGTTCATCTGCGTGATGAACACTCCGAAGCGGATCTGCTTTCGCTCGATCCACTCTTCGATCGCCTGTAGAGAAGCGAACGGACCCCAGTAGACTGTCGATGATCCTGCCGCACGGTTTCGTCCGACGAACCACATACCGCCTTTGTCACTGCTGTTCACGTATTTCCTCACTCGGTTCAACAAACTGCGCCTTCGGCGGGAGGACAAAACCGCATTCGCAGCGGAACTGCCCATCCTCGCTTACAGGCATCTCTGTAGCACACCGCCAACATGACACGTTACGCAGGCGACGTTCGTGACGCTCGCGATAACCGCGGTCATGTTGACTCGACCAGTGGATGAGCTTGTCCGTAAGACGCTTGAACTTCATCCCGCAGTCGATGCACTCGTGCTTTTCACTTGCCAAAGATCGGAACCCTCTTCTTGTAGTCACGCTTGTCAGATACCTGGAGCATCACACCCCAGACTTCAGAACAGGCGTCGTGAAACACCTCTCCGCGAGACGACCAGACTCGGTTCTTGAAGTTTGAGTAGTCGAGCGTCTCAATGTTCATGGTCATCCACTGGGTCAGTTCCTCACGGGTGACGTGAACACGGTACTCGTAGTCCGTGCCTTCGAACTCCTGAATCTCGGCGCCGGTCAGTTCGGCGAGAAGCGCGAGCGACTCCTTGTCGCGGGCGCGAACCGCAAGCTTGCCGGGCACCATGCCGTTGTCTACGGCACTGACGAAACCGTCCTGAGTAAAAATCCACATGTCGTTATCTCCTCTGTCGTTATGTCTATCGTGTGCCCCCTATTGCACTCATTGACGCCGTTGTTGGCGCCTATGCATTCATTATACAAACTTTAGAAACCGCATCACTCCTGCTCAGCGGCTGGCAGAACTCCCTCTGGGACGTCCGCGAGCATCATCGGCTCAACCTCGACGTTGCCGTGTTCCTCCGCCATGCTTCTGGAAACTAACCTCCGCATAGCCGGCATGACGTAGGCGACGATCGATCGACCATCGGCGTCGAACGACGTGACCTTGTAAATCTCTGGTTCCATGATTCCTCCTGGTGTACTAATGGTATCAACAGTGCCGCGGTGTTATCTAGGCGTCAAGACCGCGAAGATAACACCGAGAACACCCAGACTGAGCGAAACCTGTGAGCTGGCGCCAAAGACAGCAGTAGTCACGGACAATCCGCCCATGACTACTGCCGCGATTGCTGTCCACACGAGGTCCCGCAGACGCGAGAACCGCGATGGCATATCAGGCGCTCTTGCGAGTGCGGCCCTTCAGCCGGCTCGAAGCGTCGCGAATCGGTGTGCCGCTGGCGATGATGAGCTTCTTGGCCTGGGCGTAGGTAACGCCGTTGCTCTTGGCGACCTGGTCAACTGTCTGACCAGCCGCGTACAGCTCGCCCGCTCGCTGGGCGGAAAGTGTCGTCGTGGATTCCATCTTTGTTCTCCTGTTGTCTGTATTTGTATTTGCTTCCGCGGTTGGTTGTTCCGCGTTCTTTACGGCAGTTCTTGCCCTGTCGAGCAGGTCAGCCGCCTCTTCTATGAGAGATCTGTTGATGTTCGTCGTGTCCGTATTCATCTCTACTATCACTATACATTGTTTAGATCAAAAAGTACTGCTCTACCTCAAAACTCTCGGAAAACCCTGCTGCGCACGAACGACACCCAAAAGCGGCTGAAGTTCTGGCTCGGAGTCGATTTCTTTGTAGACCGTGTACGCAAGGTACGCGCCCATCACTACAGCGGCAACACCGAGGATGAACGAAGTGTAGATGATCTTCACTTCACCAACTCCATCGCGATTCTCTTCGTGGTGTGCTTTGTTGGATTACCGCAGATCGGTGGGCCGTTCAACGGGACGTATGTCGTGACGCTCATTCCGCAGTTCGGACACCGCCACTTTTCGACGGGGTACTTCGGCGCTTTCTCGTCCTCTTGCTCTGTTTCTTCGACTTCTTCCTCAGCCATGCTCGTGTACAATACTACAGAGACACGGGGCTAGTTTGCAGTTTTGCAGATTCTTTCTTGGCTTTCCGTATCATCTTCGCGCGTTCGTTGGTCGTCGTACCTGCCCAGACCCCAACCTCCCTGTTGGCGATCGCGTGATCAAGGCACTGAAACTTGACGGCGCATGACGCGCAGATCATTCGCGCTTCCCGCACTACCTTCAGGTGAGTTTCATCGAAAAACATCTCCTGATTCCCCTTGCAGGCTCCGTCGTTCATCCATTCCGTGTTCGTCATTTCCCCTCCGCTTATGTCTATGGTGATACTTGGTGAGTCACGTGAAGCGGACCACCCGACTGATTGTCTAGCTTCACCGCAATGGCTAGACAGTCCTTGACTATCTTCTTCGTTCTGTCGAGACCGATCTCGTCGAAGCTTTGTTCGTTGGTCATCGCGTACATCGCTCCAAGAGCAACGTCACCGCCGGTGCCAACCGCGTATACTCCAGAGCTACCGCGAACCCACGAGTAGTCCTCGTCGATCTCGTAGATCGTACCGTTGACTACAACGAGTACCACCGAACCGTGTTGCGCACCTTGATCCTTCGTGTCACGAGGCGCGTAGCCTTGATCTTCAAAGCACGCACGAAGCGCCGGCACGAACTTGCTCGTGACGAACTTGTCCAACCGCGTTCCGGTGAGTTCGTTTGGCTTGGGAGGTGTGAACACGTGAGCCAGAATGTTGATCGCTCGAACATCGCCGGCTGCGCCAAGAAGATACTGACCGTTCTTCACGACCTTCGACGATCCGCGTCCTAACGTAAATGATCTACCACTTTCATCCGAGACCAGTGAGTCGTATCCGACCACTGCCCAGTTTTCTCCCTGCGCCGCGACGATCGTTGTCATTGGAGCTACATTACTAGGTCAACTGCCGTTGGCCGCGTCATGATAGTGCTTCGATACGCGATTCCGTCGACGACTTCGTAGTGCTTTCCGACTGGTCTGTCGAGTTCTACCCAGACCTTTACTCCACCGACGGCGACGACGGTAGCGAACGTCCCGTAAAGATGTTGATCTTCGCAGAGTTCGTTGAACCGTACTCTGTCCCCGACGTTGAAGTCTCGGGCAGTCCTGCTCCTCCGCGTGGCCTCAAGGCGATGTCTTGCCGCTAGTTCAATCGTCGCTAGGTGTCTGTCTAGATACCCGGCGTCTACGGCGTTCTTGATGTGTTCTACCATCATGATTAGTTCTTTCGTGTTTCATTTTCGTCCTTTGTCTTTGTTAGTTGCCCTTATCGCCTTCTGAGTCCGGGCCAGACTCGTTACAACGGTGACGACTACCGCTAACCTGTACCGCGAGACGAACTCCGTACACATTGGACCTACAGCGTTTTTGATCAACCTAAATTGAGTTGCATCCGCTTTCTGCTAAGTGCAGCCGTAGACTCAACTAAATAATCTATTAGTGTGAACTCGGTCTTAGCGACCGCGTTTGTTTGTAATCTTCATTCCACCGAGGAGGAACACTACAATCGCCCAGGCGATCGCCGCAACTGAGTTCGTTATTTCTATGTCAAAACGCATTTTCTCTCCTATCGTTGTTCGTACTGCACGAGCTGATCGGTTTCTACACCGAGCCAGTTCGCAAACTTCTCTTCCTGATCGCTGTCGACCGTAACACGAATGACATCGTATTCTCCGGTCTTTTCTCCGATTTCCCACTTCATGTCCGTGGGCAGAGTTTCGGCGATGTCTTCTGCCGTGGACGATCCCATCGGCTTCATCTCGACGACGTAGGTCTTCATTTCTACTCCTTGCCTTCTGAGGCGCCACCCGCAAGCCGGGCGGCCGCAAGATTCGTCTCGATGATGTGACGAGCGCAGTAGTTGTCGCGCCAGGTCCCGGTTGTCCCGATGATGGCGTTCTTCCCGCAGCGCTGGCATTTTCTGTCGTGTGTCTTGCTCATGTTGTAATTATACCTGCTTTAGATCTCGTTGGTAGTTGATTCTTGGACGAGCGGGTTGAGAAGCGACCGCAGGTCGAGAAAGAAGTCCGCCATCTCACTCGCCGACACGATCGATCGGTTCGACGTCTGATCGAGGGCCTCATCGATGATGCGCATCGCTTCGATGACCGCGGATGATTCCTGAAGCGAAAGTTGATCCGTATCCATGTCTACACTATACAATCTCTCAGATCCTCCCCGTAGCGCAGTACGTCTTCAGCATCAAGTATCGCCAAACTGTCGTACGACTCGTCGATGAACTGCTGGCAGTCTTGCGCGGTGCCAGCGTACACTATGACCATGTCACTGAAGTTGACTACAAAGTATTCGTCGTGCTCGTCAGGAGACATCGATTCCCCAGACCGTACGCCATCTGCCGGCGATCTCGATCGCCTGCGAATGGGTCACGCACGGAATGTCGACGACGTGCGAGTCACTCGAGTCTCCGGTGGGCGACGCCAGCCAGATCCGCACGTTGTTCATGATCACCTCGACCGCGATGCAGTCGCCCTTTGTTCGTTGTAGTTGCATTGTGTTTCCTTTCGTCGTTTCCTCTGTTGTTATTTTACGATCTTTAGTTTGCCCGCCGGATGCAGATCCATGCTCTGCTGCAACGCCGCAGACCAGCCGACGTCGAGGTCGATGATCTTCTCGCGGATGAGCGTCATCAACCGCGAGAGATGCTCGAACGACGAGAAGTAGACGACATCCTCGTCGACCTCCGGGTCGAACCGGACGAACTCATCGTTGTCGTCGAGAAGCGCGATCTCGTTGAGGCGACCGTTCGACACGATCGACACCGTGTACTTTCGACCACGAGGCGACGTTGCTGTTGTCTGGACTCTGTTGTACTGCGTCATTTCCATGTTGTCATTGTACTTTCTTTAGTTCGTAGCCGCTGAGGTTGCGCCGACCCGGCCGTGAGGCCGAGCCGGCGTTTGCCGTCAGTAGCTCGAGTTCGAGAACTCGCGGCCGACGGCGATGACGCCCTTGATGAACCGCGGTCCGGAGATGCGGCCGGAGCGGCGCTGCTTGTTGAGCGCCCTGAGTCGCTTGCCGGCGCGGATGATGTTTTTTGTGGTCAGTTTGGTTTCCATGAGTTCATTATAACTTCTTTAGAACTACGGAGCAACCTTCCCGTTGGCGATCCACGCTGCGTATGTGATCGGCATCTTCTCGGCGAACGACTTCTCGACCTCGAGCGCCAGATCACGGATCTCACGCTGCGCCGCTTCGTGCGTCCGCAACGACAAAAAGTTCATCAACGCCCGTGCGTTCACGGTCCAGTAGAACTCGGTGTACGTTCCGACCGGGACCGCTAGTCGAGCAAGTTCCTTGGCGATTCCCATCTCCACGAGTTTGGCGTACGCCGTGAACGCCGCGTCATACGCCTCCGCGAGGATCTCCTGTGCGTCAGCCGCGGTAGAAGCATCGACGGCCTCGAAGGTGTACGCGCCGGGTTTTCCAGTCTGCGTGCGCCAGTTACTCTCGGGCGGCAGATACGCTTCAGCCGGCATCTCGGAGTAGCGACCGGAGAACTCGTTGAACGATCCGATTCGATGACGAAACCACTCGCGAGCGACGAAGATCGGGCAGCGAACGTGAAAGCGAAACGAGTTGTGTTCGAACGGCGTCCCGTGGCGTTCCCGCATCAAGAAATTGATAAGACCCTTGTCAGCCTCGTTGATGAAGTCACGTCGCTTCCCGAACGACACGCGCGCTGAATTGACGACCGAAAGATCGTCTGCCATCGCCGCGTCGAGCGCGACAAAACTGCCGGCGTAGCTGAGTCCGTATTGTGTTTCCATTGTTTCCTTGCGTAGTAGTTATTGCACAGTCTTTAGTCGTTCAGTAGATGCCACGACCGAGCGCCGATCGTGTGGCACCACCGATGACCAGTGGCACGGCACACGGCGTCGAGTGCGTATCCGCCGGCGAGGCGAAGCAGGCGTCTAGCCCGCATACTCGAGATCCCACTGGCTCTCGAGGAATGACCAAAGTTCCGGCACAACTCCGTCGCGATCGCGGTAGAACGGGTCGAGTTGACCGCCGCGAATCTCTTCTGCGAGCTGTGGGCGTACCTTGGAGAGTACGTTGAACAGCGCCTGTCCGTACCGCCACTCGTGGTAGCGCGCGATCTCTGGGACCGTACGCAGAAACTTCTCGTATGTGATGTTTTCGTTGGTCATGTTATCATTATACTTTCTTTAGATACCTAGTCGGCGTCGGATCTGTGACTTCAATCCGCGTTGTGGGATGTCGCGCAGTATCGCCTCGGCAATGTCCTTGACGATGTCGCCTCGAGACAGCTCTGGGTTCTCCTCGAGAGCCCAGGCGATCTCTTCCTCGATGTCCGCAAGCACGTCGTCCGCTTTTGCTTCGTGGATGTATTCGCTCATGGGTTCATTGTACTTTCTTTAGATGAGCGGATCAGCCGCCCACTCGACCGCGACAGGCGCGCTTGTCGGCGAGACGCTTTTTGTTCGGGATCCGCTGTGCGCGAAGCCGGTTACCGTCGGCGAACGCCTGCCGCTCGAGTTCGTTCCACTTGTTCTTGATCTTTGTCATGAAGTCATTATAACTTCTTTAGACTTCAGTGAAGTGTCCCTCGATCTCGACGACCTCGACAGAGTCGGGTTCGATCGAGCGATCGTTACGAAGGTCTGCCGCGACGCGGTACGCCTTCGCCTCGTTGTTGGTGTAGAACGACACCGGCCCTCCGACCGTATGACGATCGTCGTGGCGGCGATACCGCACCGCATATGTGATGTGAGTGGTCATGTTTCTGTCCTTTCGTTATGAGATGATTGTACTTTCTTTAGACTTCGCCGCTCGAGTGAGCGAGCGTCAGTCGGCGGTGACGAGCGCGTCGTAGCGATCGGCGGCGCAGTCGCAGCAGATCGTTCGTTCGTCGTCGAGCGCGATCGTTTCGTTGACGGGAGTGGGCGCGTAGCAGTCGGTGCAGTTGATCGTTTCCATGAGATCATTATAACATCTTTAGAATGGTTCGGACACGGGGACGTCACCGATGAACACGATCTCTGTCCAACCGCGTTCTAGGTTGAGTTCAGCGAACGTGTTTGCGTCGACGCGCGCTGACCCGACGCTGTTCGCGACGATCTGAATCTTCACGACGTGGTCGGCGTGATCGAGATCGTCACCATAGACCGCGGCGAAGACGAAGTTGTATTGATCGTCGATCTTCATGCGGCAGTCCTCGAGACGACGATCTCCTCCGCGGGGAACCATCCAGTCCAATTGGTCGTGGTTGAACTCACGAGAACAGCGTTGACGTGTTGACCGATGTGCGGGAACAACGACACCGAGTCGATCTTCGTCACGATGAACGTCGGACCGTTCTCTTTCACTCGGTTCCGCGTCCGCTTCGACGCTGTCTGACCGTTGATCTTCACGGTGATCGTTTCACCGATCTCGAGAGCGATCATCGTTGATCGCCCTCTCGTCGCCCGCAGTCGACGCAGCGTCGGCAGTCGTCGTCGTTCGTGAAGATGTGGTCGTGGTTTTCGGTGTTGTTGTTCGTCGTTTCCATGAGTACATTATAACTTCTTTAGA